GCGCAGGCAAGACGGCCATCACGCTCACGGCCATGAAGGCGATGCTCGACGACGACGTGGTCAAGCGTTGGCTGGTGCTCGCCCCTAAGCGCGTCTGCACCGACGTGTGGCCTGTCGAGGCTCCAAAGTGGGCGCCGGGCCTAGAGCTGGCCGTCGCTGTGGGCACGCCAGCCCAGCGCAAGGCGGCACTCGGCGCCCAAGTCGTCGTGATCAACTACGACAACATCCAGTGGCTGGCCGAGCAACAGCTCTCGTTCGACGGCGTGGTGTTCGACGAACTCACGCGCCTGAAGAACCCGTCCGGCGCCAGGTTCAAGGCGCTTGCCAAGGTGCTCGACTGCCCGATCCGCTGGGGGCTGACTGGCAGCTTCACCAGCAACGGCTTAGAGGACGTGTTCGGCCAGTGCAAGATCGTCGATCAGACGCTGCTAGGCCGCTCCAAAGGCGCGTTCATGCAGACGTACTTTGTTTTACTCAACCGTGAATTCGGCGATTGGGCACCGCGCCCAGGTGCGCTGGCCAAGGTCATGGAGAAGATTAAGCCCGCCACGTTCGTGCTGGAGCCGGGCGAGTACAAGGATAAGCTGCCGCCGCTGCACACGGTCGAGGTGCGCTGCGACATGGACCTAACCAAGTACAACGAGATGAAGAAAGACTTTGTCGTTGAGTTCCCCGACGCGAAAGCGATTGCGGTGAACGCCGGCGTTGTAACGGGAAAGCTGCAACAGATGGCCTCGGGGTTTGTCTATGAGACAAATAGTTTGCCCTCCATCACGCCCGGTAAGTTCATTGTTACACAAAAATCTGTGTGGTTTAGCACACACAAGTTTGACCGCCTTGACGAACTGATCCAAGAAAACCAACATGCCAACACTCTTATTGCGTACACGTATCAAGAAGAGCTTGCGCAGCTTCGCCGGCGCTATCCGCAGGCTCAAACGCTCGATGATGACCGCGCCGTGGAACGGTGGAACGCAGGGCAAATTGAGCTGCTACTGGTGCATCCGAAATCAGCCGGGCACGGGCTTAACTTGCAGTTTGGAGGATCGAAAATCGTTTTCCTGTCCCTGCCTTGGTCGTTGGAACTGTACGAGCAGACCATCGGGCGTTTGCACCGATCCGGGCAGCGCCACGATGTCTGGTGCTACGTCATGCTCACCAACAAAACGGTAGACGAGAAAATTTGGGCGGCGCTGCATGACAAGCGCACGCTGTCGGATATTGCAATGGAGGAGTTGAAGTGAAACGTGTAGATTTATGGCGCGCCAAACTGAAAGCAGCGCAGGCGGAGATGAAGATCGTGATGCGGCAGGCCAACTCGATGGCCAAACGCCGTGCTGCGCTGGAGAAGTTGATCAACGATATGGAGACGAAAATTGGCGCTGTCCTGGCGAAAACTTAACGAGGTTCTTGCGGGCTTGTCTGAAGAGCAGGTGTTACGCATGCTTGAAGACGAACGCATAACACACCGTCGCGCGACGGTTTTGGAGCGGCTGCACCAGCGGTACACCATGCTGCGGGCAAGCCGAGAGCGTATTGAACTACTAAAGGAAGCTAAACGACTATGACCACGAAACGATTTGCCCGCACCCTGGAAGAAGCCTTTGGCCCCGGCCATCGAGGCGGCATCTATGAGGCACCATCTGAATTTGGCTTGGTTGACAAAATCATCACTGGCGTGTGCGGCGTGATTTTGTTTGGCCTGTTCATTGCAATCGTCAAGGGGTGGATATGAGCGGCCCGTACTTTGAGACGTGGTCGCACGAGAGCCTCGCCAAGTTCGCCAATGAGGCGTACCTTAAACTGCAAAAGCAGGAGCAGGAGTTGCACGAGCTGCGGCTGCGCGAGAAGAATCCGTGGCCGTTCCCTAGGCGCGGCAACTATCCAGACGATATGCCGGAGGCGCCATTTTGACCCTACTACCGATCATCATCTTTCTGTTGGCCACCGCAGTCCTGCTGCTGGTCACGATTCCGTTCGTGATGCTTATGGTGGAGACTCAAGACGAACTGTGGACGAACATCAAGTTCTGGGCGGTGGTTGTCGCCGCGTGGGCAATCGTCTGGTTCGCGGTCAGCTATGGGCAGTAACGTCCGCATCAACAGGGTGCGAGAGGTTCTACGAGCATCAGAAGGGCTGACCGTGGCGCAGATTGCAGAGCTTGCAGGCACCGACCCGACGCACGCCCACAGGATCGTCAATAAATTGCCCGACGCCTACATCGACCGCTGGCTCAAGACCGGCAAGCGCTTTGCGGCCGTCTGGTGCGTAATCGTCCCACCCCCACACTGTCCCAAACCTGAAAAAAAGAAATGATCGACTACTCTTACCCCTGCATGATGGCCGAGCGCGCCCTCAAAGACCTGCACAACGCCGCCATTGAAGGGCGGATGGACGACGCCCTAGAGCACGCCTTGGTGGCGATGGCCGAGGCGCGCCTGACCTATCAGGCGTTACGCCATATGCAAGGCGGCATCTCGCACTTCAGCGACACGGCGGCCCCAACCCTTACCGAACGTATCCCAAGTCGGTAGGGACTGCATGAACGCCAAGCGCGTCTCCTGATACTTCTCGACGATCTCTTTGGCGTCCATCGCAGCCACCTTAGCGAGCGTGCCGGCACCAATCGCCCCATCGGGCACAGCGCCCACGGCCTGTTGCAGCCACTTGGCCGCACGGCCTGGGCCGCTGTTGATCGCGGCGTCGAACACGGCGTAGTCCACGCCAGTGGGCAGCTCGTCGCCCTTGATCTTGTCCCAGTATTTAGCCTTGTACATCGGCCCGACGATCTCAGGCGTCAGCGCGCGCATGGCCTTCTCGTCCACCTCGTGGCCGACCCACTCTTCCCAGACTTTCTTGGTCACGCCCAGGTTGGTCATGCCGCCTGGATCGCGGGGGTGATTGACGAAGCCACCTTCGTGGTGGAGGATGGCCTTCAGGGCGTCGTCGAAGTTGTCTTTCATTTCTTTCCTAACATTTCAGTTTTAGCTTGAGAGCCAGCGGACGATCCAAAATAATACGCAATGATGCCGGTCCACGCGGTGCCCAGCGAGCCGAGCATCATCAGGATGGCCGGGTTGTTGCTGTCCACCTTACCCAGCAGCATCATGGACAAGATGCCGAAGAAGCCCATCGTCACCGCCGCCGCCAGCAGAGGCGGAATCCAAGAGCGCGTCGCCACCTGCATGTCGCGAGCGCTTTTGCGGTCGTCCACCTCCAGCTTGGCGAAGTTCAGGCCCAGCTCCTGCGCCTGTTTCTGGAGTTCGATCTCGGCAATCTTGACCTGCGCGATTTGGTCGGCCGTCAGCTTGTTGTTATTGATCAGGTCGCCAACGTCCTTCTCGTCCACGCCAATGGCCTTGGAGATAGCCGAGACGGCCATACCGGCCAGCGGGCCACCAAGCGCCGTAGCGATGGTAGGTGCAATCTGTTTGAGCCATTCCATTACTGTTTACTCCTTGAAAGCATAGTTGCTGCGATTTGCAAGAGGACGCGGTACTGGTCCACATCCGGCGGTTCTTCTCTCCACCCCACGGTGATCTGCCCGACCAGCTTGCCCGGCTCTGGCGGTACGCCCACCCGGCACCCGTAGGTCATGCCCTTTTCCATGTACCACAAGCCGATCTCGCTTTGCGCCGTCTTGTAAGGCCCGCATGGAATCTCACCGGCCATGAGCGCTACAACGTCTCGGTTGTTGGCGATGTTGGAGGTGAAGAGGCCCACATCCAGCCCCTCGTGGGTCTTCTCCCGCCCCTGCTTGGTGTACGCCCGATGCAGCACGCGGGTGCCGAACATGGGGTTGACCTTGAAGATGGCGACGACCGTGGCGTCGGTGTTCCGAAATAGATGCGCCGCCGCATCCTCCACCCGGTCCTCGGCAATGGTGGGCAGCTTTTGCTGCTCCTTATACGCGCCGATCAGGAACGCTTGGTTCTGCCAGATGAAGTAGCCGACGAAGGTGAAGACGGCCATCAGCAGGATGGCGAACAGTTTGAACGGCGAATCGACGTACCCGAGAACTCTGTCTAGGATCGTGATCTTCTCGTCGCTCACGACAGCGCCTGCTTTAAGATGAAGATGATGATGACGCCGATGGTGACGATGCAGATCGCCCCGCCGATGATCTGCGCCATGAGCAGCCGCT